AATAAATGCAAACTTTACTGAGATATATGCCGCTATTGGAAACGGTTCCACACTTACAGATATAATAGACAGTAACGGTCTTATTAATGTTAGCTCTGGGGCTAATAAGATTGTTTTTTATTATGCCAATTTAAGTGATTTACCTAGTGCTGGTTCATATCACGGTGCAGTGGCGCATGTTCACGCGACAGGTGGATTATATTTTGGTCATGGTGGTGCTTGGGTTAGATTAAACGATGAGACAACTGGACCTGTGACTAAATATACTGCTGGTGTAAACGGATCGACTGCTTATACATTTACTGGACCAGGTGCTACATCTGGAAACAACCCAAACTTTACCTTCTACAAAGGCCACACGTATCTGTTAAATAATTCTGCTAACGTAGGCAGTCATCCTTTAAAGATACGAGTATCGGCAGGGGGGTCTAATTTTACAACAGGGGTTACTGAGAACTATAATTCCACTACAGGGTTAACACAGTTCATTGTACCGCATGAACCCTCTGACTCTTCCTTAGTCTATCAATGTACTAACCACAGCGGTATGGTCGGTAACATAACAATAGTATAATTCAACCAGCCGAAAGGCTAAAACACTATAGGAGACTTGAACATGGCTATGAAGAAAAAAGGTTACTCAAAAGGTGGCGCTGTTACTAAGAAAAAAGAAGGCGGGACGCTTACGAAGGCTCAACAGGCCGCAAGGCGTAAGAAACAACTTATAGCTCGTCAAAATTCTATGGTTGAAGCTAGAGAAGGAAAAGCTGGATCAACCCCATCTGAAAAAAATAAAGCTGCCAAAGAGCGCATGAGTAAGATGTTTGGAATGAAGCTTAAAGCTGGCGGCAAAGTAGCCAAGAAGAAGGCTGGTGGCGTTATGAAGAAAAAAGGCATGGCTAAAGGCGGTGTCGTTAAAAAGATGGGCGGCGGTTCCATGAGAAAAAAAGGCATGGCTAAAGGTGGCGTTGCTAGAGGAAGTGGTGCGGCCCGTCCTCAAAGATTCACACGTAACGGATAGAAAGGTTCAATTGAACTTAAATGGCTTTCTTACAAGGAAACATACCGCACTTTAAATGTTGGGTTCGTCGTGAGTATACGGTCAATCATGAGCGTTACCACGGCGAGTTCCTTCACGCTATGGCTATAGCTGTTACCACAATGCCAAATAGATGCTTGAGCTTTCAGGTCATTTTTACAGGCAGTGAGACAGACGATACAGACGATGAGAACGTACATGGCGGGGCTATGTGGGCTAGAATGCCTATAACGGCCTTAGTAGCCGATGAGCCGCTCTCTGAGTGGCCTGAGTGTATGCCCGTACATGACGCCCAGCCTTGGGACTGTCCTTCTCACACGCACTCCGTATACACCCTAGACAGGGCTATGCCTTGCCCTTGGATGGCTAAGGTTGCTGGTGACTTCTTCCCCGCAAAGTATATGTTTACTGTGGACTACACAGACACTGACGTGGCTGATGACCCAGCACAGCACAAACAGGCTCATGTGATGCAACTGTTAGATGCTGGTCCTTGGACGGGTAATGTCATTGCTCTTCCAAACAATAGGGTAAGGGTTACTCACCCAGCTTGGTTTGAAACGGGAGAAGGCGCACCAGACTTCAAGCCTTCACAGCATATACATTACTCTAAATCTGACTTAGATTATACATTAGATGTCACGCAGATATTCGATAACTTATACAATGAGGCTGAGTGATGAACTATACAGAGCTTACAGCAGCGATAAAGAATTATACAGAAAATGAAGAGACAACATTTGTTTCTTTGATTCCAACGTTTGTAAAGCAAGCTGAACAGCGCATATTCAGAACCGTAACTATACCTGAGGTTAGGTCTAACAGTACTGGAAGCTTAACTAAGGGAAATCAATACCTGCAAAGACCATCAGATTTTTTGGCAGTTGCTTCCATTGCTGTAGTTGATCCCACCACATCTGAATATACTTATCTATTGGATAAAGATGTTAACTTTATAAGAGAAGGGTTTCCAGTAGCGGCAACAGAGGGAAAGCCTTTGTTTTACGCTCAGTTTGATGGTGATGCTATATCAGCTGGAACTCATGGTCACTTTATTGTTGGGCCAACTCCTAATGCCAATTATGTGGTGGAACTTCATTACTACTATGAGCCGCCGTCCATAGTGTCTACTTCAACATCTTGGCTTGGTGACAACGCTGATTCTGTATTGCTTTATGGCTCCCTCTTAGAAGCTTACACCTTCATGAAGGGTGAGCCTGACATAATGAATGAGTATAAAGAGAGATACGATACAGCTTTAAGGCAGCTTTCTGTAATTGATGCTTTCAGCAAAAAGGACAGTTATAGAGATGGTGAGCCAAGATGAACAATATGCCATTTGATATGTCTGTGGGTAGCGTTGAGGTTAGGACCACCAATAATCGTGGATTCACACCTGAAGAGGTTGCTGAGAGGTGTACTGACAAGCTGCTACACGTTTCTGAACAAGCCCCTCCCGTAATAAGAGATCAAGCAGTAGCCTACAAACAGCAGATGACAGGCGTTATAGCTTCTTACATGAAACAGGCTATTCAAAGTGACAGAACTACTGTATATAACGCAATCAAAGACGCTGGGCACCTAAAACTGGCAGAATATATAAGGAATATGTAAATGGCATTCTCAGGAAACTTCATGTGTACTTCCTTTAAGGTGGAACTTCTTAAAGGCATACACAATTTCACAGCAGCATCTAATATATTTAAGCTGGCTTTGTATACAAATAGTGCCAGTTTCAACGCTGCGACAACTGCCTATACTTCTGGTAATGAAGTTAGTGGCACGAACTACACAGCCAAGGGAAACGCTATCACTACGATTACCCCTACCTCTACCAGCACAACTGCTTTTGTAGATGCTAATGATGTTGTATTTTCAAATGTTACAATTAACGCGGTTCGTGGAGCTTTATTTTACAATGAGGCAGCATCTGGCGATCCTACAGTAGCTGTACTGGATTTTGGTTCAGACAAAGCCGCAAGTTCTGGAGATTTTACAGTTGTAATGCCAACTGGAGATGCTTCTAACGCAATTATCCGTATAGCCTAAAAGGTATCGTCTCATGTCCACTGTATATCTAGGTGGCTGGGGCCGATCTACTTGGAATTTTGGGTCTTGGAATGAAGCGAATGTACTCCCAGCACTAAACGGTTCTGTTGGATCATTAACCACTGTTGTTCGCATAAGCGCATCAGGCGTTAGCGCAAATGGACAAGTAGGCACAACAACCCCAACAGGACTTGCCACAGTACCCGTTACAGGTGTCTTAGGAACTTCAGTTCTTGCCACTACTGTAATTGATTCAGATGGCAATATATCTCCATTAGGCTTAAACTCTATAGGTTCTATTGGTTCAGTTTCTATAGTTTCTGAATCAAATCTTTCTGTAAGTGGCGTTTCTTCTAACGCGCAGGTTGGGACCGCTACAACTAGATTTGGAAGGGTAGTTAACTCAACTGGTGTTTCCTCAACAGGAACATCTGGAAGCGTAACTGTTAACGAATCTTCTTCCCTTCCTGTATCTGGGGTTTCTGGAACAGGCCAGCTAGGCAGCATAACGTTAATATACAGCAATGCAAATGTAAGCGGTGTATTAGCTAATGCTTTGTCTGGTTCATCTACAGTATCTTCTGACAGCAATATTCCAACAACTGGCGTCTCATCAACAGCTTCTACATCATCAGTAACAACAAAAAGCGGTGTCACTCAAAATGTAACTGGGGTCTCATCTTCATTCTCAGTAGGTTCAGTAAC